CTTGCCGTCGAGGTCGAGCATCGGGGCGTCGAAATTGCGGTTCATTCTGCGGATCCTTTCAGGGATACATGGCGCTGGGCGCCGAGGGTTGAAGACCGAGGCGCGGTCAGTTCGCGTAGTAGGGAATCTTCACGGCCGTGCCGGAGATCGTCGCGTTCAGGTAGCCCGAGACCTGCGACGGCGGCGCGCCGTTGATGCCGGCACTTGCGGTGGTGGCCACCGAGCCGGTGATCTTGGTAATCAGCGACGCGCCACCGAACTGGATGCTGCCGTCAGCGTTCAGCCGGCTCGCCGAGACACCTCCGGACTTGTAGTACAGGCCGGTGCCGTCATAGAGCAGCTGATTGCTGCCCGGCTTGTCGAACAGAATCGGCGCACCGGCCGGCATCCGCAACGCGCCGGTGGAGAGCGTGGCGCTGCCGCAGTCGAATGCGACGCCCACGTTGATCAGCGACCCGTCGGAGTTGCCGACGAAGAAGGCATTGGTGATCGAGGTGTTCGCGCCGTCCTTGGCGTTCGAAACGCGCACGCCATAGGTCACCGTCGTCGCAGCGCCAGCCGGCGCCTGGCGGAAGGCCACGCAGTCCAGGATGACACGCATCCCGTTCGAATCGGTACCGTTCGACGCGTTGTCGATCTCGCAGCCCACCGACCCGTTCGTCGGGTTGTTGATAGCCGTCGTCTCGAAGTGCCCAAAGTTGCCGCCGAACGTCGGGCCGACGCTGGTGCCGGTCTTGAAGCCGTAGCCGACGACGCCCACGTTCTGGCCACCAGTAGCCGAGTTCGTGACAGTGCCGACCAGTGCCCACTCGAAATTCGTCGCCCCCGCGTTGGTGACGTAGGTATCTGCGCGGAGATTCGCCGAAACGAAGCCCACCGTGCCGCCGCTGTGGTTCGCGTTGCGGCGGAAGTACTGGTTCGCGGCGTCGCTGCCGCTCGTGTTCATCTGGATCTGCTGGCCCTGCGCCTGGCCTGCGCCGGTGTAGAACCCGAGGGCCGTTGCGCCCGAACCGCTGAATTGCGCGCCGACCTTGGCCGTCAACGTGTGCGGGCCGGTGATCGTCGGCGTCGTACTCATCGGCCAGGTGCCGGCCGGGAAGACGATCTCCTGGCCAGCCAGCGCCGCCGCAGCGGTCGACGCCGCAGCGTCCGAGCCCGAGACCGCACCGAAGGCCGGATCGGCGATCGAATTGGCCAGTTGGCGAACCTTCAGCAGCGAAGGAATGAACGGCGCGTTCGCGTAGGTCGAGATGCTGGTAGATGTGATCGTGGCCTGGCCGTTGGCGACGGTCACCACGTACAGCCCGACGTTGCCAGCATCAGGCGCCGGCGTCGTCTGAGTGCCGGTGGTGGCCGCCACGCCAGCCTTCGCGGTGAGCACCACGGTGCCCTTGCGCTGCGTGGCCTGACTGACACCTGTGTTGCTCGGGCCGGAGTAGGCCTGCGACGGGTTCGTCGCGTTGTAGTACGGCAGCGCCACCGAAGTGGTGTCGACGTCCTGGTAGGCGGCCTCGATGAGGTAGTTGATCGAGAAGCCAGCCGTGACCGGCGCCGGGCAGGACAGCGTCACCGCATCCATCAGGATGCCCTGCTTGACGATCTGGTGCGTCGTGTCGGCGGGCAGCGACGAGTAGGCCGTGCCGTCCAGGTTCTGCAGGCTGTAGAGCTCGCCCGGGCCGACGACGACGTTCAGCGCCGCCGGGCTGTTGGCGGTGCACGCCAGCCCGTTGGCGATGGTCTGAGTCCCCACCAGCGCGCCGGACAACTTGGCCACGCTGACCAAAATGTTGCGGTTGGTGTTGAGCAGGTCGGTCTCGAGCGGGATCTGACCCGGATAGACGAGTTGACGGTCCAAAGTTGGCCTCCAGAAATGCGAAGGGCCACCCGAAGGTGGCCCGAAGGGGAATTACGCTCAGCGCGAGCGCGTCAGTTCGAGATGCGCGCCCAAAGAATGGAGCTGACTGGGCGCACGCTGTCGATGGCCGAGAAGATGTCGGCGTCAGTCAACGATCCGGAGACCTGCGAGATGGAGGCGTATTCGATTGCTCCAACACCGTAGCCGCCCGGGCCGCCGATGCCCACCGACTGTTGCGGGATCAGCATGCCCCCGAGCATGTAGGTCGCGCCCGTGATCTGGGTCTGCACCACGCCGTAGGGCCCGGCGCCGGAGATGCCCGAGGTGGCCGGCCGGTAGGCGGTCACGAAAGCCTGCATGGGCAGCAGCAACGAGCCGTAGCCGCCGGCAACACCGTAGCCACCGGAGGCTCCAGAGCCAGCCGGCATGTTGTTGACGATGACATCGGCGTCGCGCGAAGCTGCGGTAGCTCCGGTAGCGATGTAGCTTGTTGCACTCGCCGAAGCCTCGACCTGTGCACCCCACAGATACACGCCGGAAGCTCCATCGCCGAGGTACGTCGGAGCGAACGCATTCAGGCCAGTCGAAAGACGCAACTGAACACCGGCGGCCGATGTCGTTGTCGGAGTCGCCGTTAGGCTGCACCGCCACCAACCATTGCCAACATACTGAGCTCGCACCGTACCTGGTCCGGTGACCGCAGTCGCGCCAGCAACCAGGTCGAAAGACCCGATGATGTTGACGCCGAAGGCGCTCACGGTCAGCACGAGCTGGAAGTACCGCAGCCCGACTGCTGCCTTAGCGTAAGCGGAAGCGGTATAGGGCTGACCTGCCGTGAAGATTGGCGTTTGACCGATGTAGTGACCTGCTGTCGCAGCCGCCTCTGCAAGCATGCTGGCGGTTGACGTCCCGTCCGGCGCGCTGCTCGCGTTGGGCGTGACAAGTGCACTCGCGTTCACCCAACCAGTGGCACCAAATGCGGACGAGTTGATGACTTGGTTTGTGGTCGCGCTCTCGATCAACAGACTCGACGGCGCCGACAAATTTGCCGGGTCGTACGTGTAGCGCGGCGTGTTCGGCGGTGCGACGCGCAGCGTGCCCGTCGAGTCGTAGTAGGTCGCCGATGCAGCGCGCGAGACAGCGACCGCGGCGCCATAGGCTCCCGTATCCGCGGGCCGTGCCGGCTCGAAGACGATCGGCGCGCGTCCAGTCAACTGAGTCAGGATGCTGATGACCGCACGGCGCGTGACGCGCTCGCGGAAGATGTTGATCAGGATCCGCGAGCGGAAGCTGGCGTCGGTCTGGTTCGCCGCCCGCGTCAGGTTGCTGCCGAAGAAGTCGGCGGCGATCAGATCGAGGAAGCCGTCGGTGGCCGTGCTGATGCGCGTCTGCAGGCGCACGTAGGCCAGCACCGAGTAGCCGAACGCGAGGATGTTCGCCAGGCCCAGGAGCAGCGCGTCGCGCAGCGGCGAGAGGCCGTTGAGGAACCAGCCGTGAGGGATCAGCTGGCGCAGGCGCGATTGGATGTCATTTTGGTCACCGGTTGCCATGCTGTCCTCAGGTCGTCGTGAGCGTGCCGCACTTGATGGCCTGCAGCGACGTCGCCGTCAGGTCGGCCGTGCCGCCGTTCAGCGTGATCGCGGTCACGTTCGAGACGCCCGGCGACGCGCCGTAGGCGATCAGCGCCAGCCGGCTGTAGGGCAGCGAGGTGCCCAGCGGCAGCGCGTTGATGTAGGCCGTCAGTGCGGCGTTCACGAGCGCCACCACCGACGAGTGCACGTAGCCCGCCGCGGTCGTCAGCGTCATGGCAACGTTGGCGGTGACGACCACCGGCGCGAAGACGCCGAAGGTCGATCCGATCGGCCGCACCGCGTCGATGGCGTTCGAGATCGTCGACAGGAGCGTTCCGGACGGGTGCCCGCTGCCGTCGTCGACGACCGCGAAGAAGTAGCCCAGCTGATAGACGCCGCCGTAGGTCTGATCCTCCGTGATCGTCCAGTTCATGCCCTGCTGCACCGACGCGATCGCGTTGGCAACCGCCGCGCGCGTACCCTTGGACAGCGCGGAGATATACAGGACGAAACGCGCGCGGAACGCGGCATCGGTCTCAGCGTCGGCGCCAGTCGTGAAACCCAACGGGTTGGTCACCGTGTCGACGCCCACCAGCGCGCTGCCGATGGTGTTGATCAGGCCCGCGACCGCGTTCCCGGCGGCGGCGGCTGACGTCGACTGCACCGTCGCGGTGATGCTGGAGATCCCCGCGCCCATGACGTAGGCGCCGAGCGTGGTGCTGTAGGCCGCCTGCCCGGTGTCCGCGATCACCGTGTACTTCTGAGAGCCGTCGGCGGTCTGGACGATGGTGCCCAGCGGGATCGTCACCTGCGCGCCGGCGGTGAACCGCGCGAAGGTGACCGAGCCCGTCGCGGCCTGCGCGGCCAGGCGAGTGAAGTTGTAGTCCGCCGCCCAGCTGTCGGCGTCGGAGCCGCTGCTGGTGGCGAAGCGCGTCAGCGACGCGATTTGCAGCGCGATGCCCTGCAACCAGAGCATCATCGCGCCCACGGCCTCGACGACCGATCGCAGCACCGACCCGACGGTCATGTCGACCAGTTGCGACGCGGCGCCCTGGATCGCCGCGACGGCGTTCGAAACGATCTGCGTGAAGGTCTGGGTCTGGATGGCCATGAAGTGCTCAGTTGGAGACGTTGAAGCTCAGCACGACCGGCGTGTTCGTGGCGGCGTCGTTGTAGGCGATGGTCACGGCCAGCGCGGAAGGGTCCGTCGGCGCTTGGGTCACGGTGATCTGCGGCGGCGGCGTCTTGGCGACGGCGCTCTCCAGCAGCAGGTGCGCCTTGATCAGCGCGGTGATCTTGCCGACGTCCATCGGCTGGCCGACGTAGGCCGGCAGGCCGGCGCCATAGTTCGGTTGGAAGACGTAGTCACCCGGATTCGTGAGCAGGCGCCGCAGCACGCGCTGCTGACCGAGCAGCGTCCCGTTGACGGTCTGGAGATCGCCCGTCGGGCCCGTCGAGACGTCGCTTCCCCAGTAGTGAAACAGGTCGTTGATCAAACCGGGCCTCCGGTGTTGAAGGTGCCTGTCGAGACGCCGCTGTGTACGTGCGTCTTGCCGGACTTGCCGGCGAAGGTGACGTCGGTCGTGCCGACGACGTTGGGCGCCGTGATCGTGCCGCTCGCCCCGAGATTGCCGTTCACCGTCACGTTGCCGTTGATGGTGGTCGCGCCGGTGATCGTGGTAGGCGCGGTAATGCTGGCCGCGGCAGCCGTCACCGCCAGGTTGCCGCTGACATTGGCGGTTGCCGCGCCCGAGATGGTCGCCGTCATGTTTCCGGTCACGGAAGCACTCAGATTGCCGCC